CGATCATTGCGAACCATGCCGCGTGCGGCATTGCCCGCACATAATCCGCCACATCGGGCGAGGTCAGCGCGGTTTCCGTGCCGTAGTTGAGGCGCGAGAAAATCTTATCAAGCGCCGCTTTCTGGATTTGCTCCCATGTCATTCGCTCACACTCCTTTCAAAAAGGAAAAGGCGGGGTTTCCCCCGCCGCTTATCCTTACAGCAGTGCGGTAGCGTCTGCAAGGTCCTCGCCTGCAATTGCAATCGAGCGCCAGTTTACGAAACCGGCAATGAAACGTGCACGGCCGGTGTATACCTGTGCGTCGGTGTTCTTGTCGGTATAGCTGTCGGTGGTCAGCTTTACGCGATCGAGGAACGGCATAGCAAGCGTGTTCTGGTTTTTCTTGCTGTCCATCAGCATGAAATACTCCTTGCCTGCAATGGTGTTCGGCAGATAGTTCCAGACGATGAAATTCCATCCGCCGTACTGAAAGTTGAAGCCTACGCGGTTGCCGCCGTCCTTAAATTCAGAGCCGACAACCTCGGTCAGCTTGCGCTTCATCTTGCCGCTGTTCGGGATAATGATAGTATCCGGCGCAGTTGCGAGCAGGTTGCCATCATCGTCGGTGAACTTCTGCATCTTCTCCTGCATGGTGTCCAGTACGGTGTACAGGTCATCAGACGAGGTGTAGGAGAAGCGGTTGGACTGGGTGTACTTCGGCTGGGTGATGGACTTGTGCGCCTTGTTGAACAGAGACAGCTTATCGCCAGTAGTCGTGTCGTAGGTACGCATCTGCATATCCTTGTTGCCAAACTTCATGGAGCTGTTCAGACCGCCGATCAGCGTTGCAGCAGCGTACATCTCACGGGTACGCGCAAAGGAAAGGCCGAAATCGCGTGCTCGTGCGATAACCGCGCTCTGATTGCCGTCCTCCATCATCTCACGGGTGATGGTCAGGCGCTTTTTCCACGTGCTCGGCTCAAGGAACTTGGAAAAACCCTCCTGAAACGAGGTATCCGGATACGGGCCGTTCTCGCCTACATCCTCAAAGTTGCCGCTCGAAGTCATGGAGAGGTATCTCTCGCCGTACTTGTCGGTAGTGTCCATGCAGAAAATCTTCTTGAACTGCGAGTCCTGCTCAAAGTCCTCGATCTCGTGCTCAATGATTGCCTTGATAGGAGCTTCGGACTTGCCAAACAGGGAGTCAACGAGACCGGAGCCCTTAGAAATAATATTACCTGCCATTATTTATTTACCTCCTTGGGGTTAGGCTGCTGCCGCCGGAGTTACGAAAACGCCGCGTACAGTGGAATTGGTGGTTGCGCCGTCGGTGTCCAGAATCTTGAACACGCCGGAAGTGGTGGTTGCGGTAACGCCCAGCGCGTCAGGGCTCAGAGTAACCGCAGAACCAACCACAGTTGCCGCAACGGTCGCAGTGGACACGGTTTCAAAGATGGTGTTTTCGGTTACTTCGATGGCCGGGTAAGTGCCGTCTGCGCGCTGCGGACCCATGACAATGTGGGTCGGCTTGGTAGTAGCCGCGCACTTAGCCAGTGCACCGCCGGTCAGGTTTGCCGCCATGCCGAGAGAAAGACCGACCGCGCCCTTGGGGTACACAAACGGTTCTACATCTGCAACGCGGCTGTATGCCTTGATAAACATAGAAATTCTCCTTTTCAGATACGTTTTTTGTAGTCTGCAACAATCTGCTGCTTTGTCCAGTTCGGAAAAGCCTTGCGATACCACTGCATGGTTTCGTCGGGAACATGCACGTCATCGCCGCTTTCGCCTGCTGCTGTGGTGGTCAGATGGCTCTTGCCGTTGACATTGTTCATCGCCTGCTGCTTTGCCGCCGCGGCTTTCTTGCCGGTGAGCGTATCAAAGTTTGCAAGGCGGAACGCATCAACAAGCGAATAGCCTCTGTTGACGTACTCGTTAAAAACGGGTGCGTTCGGGTGATTTGCCAGTGCAGCAACGTCGGTGATGGACGGGTCAAGGTGGGAAATTTCCTTGATTGCCTCGTTCATCTGCCGCTCGCCCTCCTCCATCTGTACACGGTCAAGAACCTGCTGTGCCTGCCGTACAGTGGGGTTGTTTGCGATCATCTGATCGAGCATAGCGGGGTCGAGCCCTGCCTGCTGCATCTGGTCGCGCTGATATGCCTGCTGATACGCCTGCAAATCAGCTTCCGAGGTGATCGGCTTGTTGGTGTACGGGTCGAGCTGACCCTCGTACATCTGCCGTACCATCTCGTCCTTTGCCGCCTGACGCTCCTGCTGAATGCGCTCCTTAAACTGCGCTTCCGATCTGCGTCTTGCAGCGGCAAATCGTGCGTTATCTTCCGCACTCTGTACTCCCTCGGGTGCAGCTTCGGCGGTCTGCTGCTCGTTTTCGCCTGTTTCCTCGGGTCCGATGGACGCAGGTTCGGCGGTTTCCTGCTCGTTTACGCCTGCCTCGGTGGTTTCCACTTCGGTTTCCATAATTTCTTCCATTTTGGTATTCCTTTCCGGATTTTTACGCTGTTCCATGCGATTTTGGGCATAAAAAAACCGCCCTTTCGGACGGTTCCGCTATTCCCTTTTACTTGCCGCTCTTAGAGGAGCGCAGATCGCCGCCGGTCTTAACGGACGGCTTCTTGCCGGAAGTCTGGGTAAATACCGCCTTAACCTCCATGCTGCCGGTGTTCTTGATCTTACCGGCGTAACCGCTCTTATTTGCCATGCTATTTCACCTCCTTTACTATCTGCTTATAGTTCGAACACTGCGGATTTTTGCAGATAAGCACGAGCTTACCGTCTACAGTGTCGGTCTTGGTGTCGATTTTACATACCGGACATACCATAACTGCCGCCTCCCTCCTGATAACTCGGCATTGTCTCCGGGCTGACGTAGCCGGACTGCGTAATATCGGGAATGCCGTCTGCATTTGTTGCCATCGGCTGCATCATTGCCTGCTGCTGTGCCAACATCTGCCGCTGCATCTGCTGCTGCTCTAAGCGCTCTGTAAGCTGCTGCTTTACCTCGCTCGCCAGCGGGTAGTGCAATCCCTCCATGATCGTCCAGAACGTCAAGAGGCTCTGCATATCGGTCGGGTCGCCAAAGCAGCCGTTTTCAAGATTCATGCGTGCCTCCTGCCAGAGGTTTTCACGGTTGCCCGCAAGCGGTGCGGTCTGGTCTACGCTGAACAAAAACTCGTCGTTCCAGTACGGATCGCCCGCATCGTCCACTTTGAGGAAATCCATCTTGTTAAACACGCCATACATCTGCGTGCCGTTGGTGTCCTTGTATACCATCGGGCGCGGCTCGTCCGAGTACGCCAGCAGGAACTTAAACATGACCTCGAACAGGTCAGCGTAAGCGGCGTTTTTCATCACCTTGCGGCTTTCCAGTCGTCCGGCGGTCTGCGCCGCTGCAAACTGCTTTGCCGTACCAGAGGTTGCGGTACTGTCCTTGCGTCCCTGGAAGCTGTCCGTAATGCCAATCAGATTACGCATTGCCGTGTAGGTGCTGTCCTCAAACGCCATGTCACGGCTGATATCCGGCTGCAAAGTCAGCACATCAATCATCGCTTTTTCTTCCGCGCCTTCAATTTCCAGCACCTTGAACTGTTCGTCCGTGCGTCTAATCTGCTTGCCCTTTGGCAGTGTGATAACCGAGCCGCCGCCCAGCAGCTTTTGCGAGATTGCGCTGTCGAGCTTGTTTACAAGCATCTGCTGATCCCGTATCATGTCCACGTCCGAGGACCCTAACAGCTTACCGACAACAGACACATTGCGCCGCAGTACCACCGGATACACGTCCGGCTTGTAGTACGGGATCATGTCGTTTTCCTCGTGCTGTGTAACGGTTGCGTTGCCCAGCTCGTCAAGCTGCACATCCTCTACGATCTTCGTCATCGGGATGCCGTTCTCGTCCGTCCGCGCGAAGTCTTTTACCGTCTTGTCCTCGCTGCTCTTGCTCCCGCAGTATGGACAGGTATCGCCCTGCATATCCGAGCCGCACTTGCTGCAAGTCTTGATACGCCGCGCCTGATAATCTTCCATGTACTCAAGCAGCACATCGTTGCACCATGCCACGCGCCCGATACCGCCGTCCTTGTTGCGAAAATAGCCGATGTTCTCCGTCACCATATCGTCGGCGGTGCTCTGGTCAAAGCCGCGTGCATCCGGCTGCTCCTCGTCCTCGTCGGCTACGTCCTTTCCGTACTTTTTCTTGATATAGTCCTTAGTCTGCGCGAGCTGAATAAAGAAGTAATCCATATCCGGAATGTTATACACGCCCGGCTGTGGAATGAACTGCTTCGGGTGCAGCAGAGACACCGACAGTGCGCCCCGCGTGGTGTGTGTCCGCTTGGTGTTGTCCCACTCGACTAAAAACAAATCGCCGCCGTGTGTCGGTGTGGTTCTCTCGTCCTGATCGTTCAGGCGCTCAAAGGGTAATCTATCAAGCTCGTTTCGGATATAGTCCTCAATCGTCTTTGCGAGCTGTTCGTCCTCCTCGTGTCTCGGCGTAACCTTGGGCGTGGGGATATCGCTTGATACTTCCGCCTCGATGATTTCCGCTACCACGTTCCGCGCCACTACTGCATCTTGCGCTTTCTGGCTCTTGCCGTGCACCTTGTCGATCTTGTGCGTTCCCCGGTAGATTTCTTCCCGTTCTACCATCAGATTTAGTTCCGGCTGGTACTTGCTCCGCGCCTTGCTTAGCCTGTCCTGCCACTTCTTCAAAATCTGTTCGTCACTCTTGCCCGTTTTATCAAACGGATTTTGCATTATATCACCTCATTTTCAAAACGGATTGCCCCATTTAGATAATAGGTACTCCTGTCCGCTCTTGTCGGCATTGTAGTAATCCTCGTACATATCATCCGTCCACTTGGCCCGCTTGCCTCGTGGCTTGTCCTCGGTGTAGCTCTGCTGTGTGCGTGCATAGTAGGCGATAGCCAGCGCCATAACGCAGTCATCGTGTGCGCCCTGCTCTGCCTCTGCTCTACCCTTTTCGTTGCGGACAAACGTCAGCATTTCGCCGAGCGTGTCCGCGTCGTTCAGCAGCTCAACCGATTCGCGCACTACCTCAACCAGTCCGGCGATAATAACCGGCCTTGTAACGCTTGTGGTTTTGAATCCGTAGCTGTCGCGGGGTCTGTGGGTGTAGTTGTCCTCGGTTTGGCGTACATACTGCCGCGGATACCTGAGCCGTTGAAGCTCCTTGATGGGGTAGCTGCTATAATTGGCCTCTATCGCAATCAGCGCCTTGTTATAGTAGATACCCAGACAATACATCTGTGCCGCGTATACATCCTCATCGAACTGATGCCGCAGTGTACACACCTGCCGCCCGTTGGTGTTATCGAGCACCTGCCCTACAAACCAGTCTGAGCCCTCGCCCGACGTATCCCCGCCGATCACATACGGCACGCCCTCGCGCCTGTCCTGATAGATGGAGATATAGCCGTCGTCAGCGTCCACCCAGCGGATAGACTTATCATCAATCCGCACCTGATTAGATACCGCGTCAAACCGTGTCGAGTATGCAAAATATCCACGCTTAACCGGTTCCCGCAGCTCTGCCAGCCTGCCGTTGACCTTGGCCGCATCGAATATTGTCTTGCCGATAACGCCCCACTGACCGAGGCAGTAGACTTGATAATAGTACGGGTCGCTGTCCTTGTACCCTTCAAGCGTGCGCTTGTAGTCCTCATCAAGCCATGCGTTGTCCTTGTAGGTGGTTTTGAGCGTCACCGCCCGCTCATCCTTGCGGTCGAAAAACCGCTTTTTGAGCCAGTGCAGCACGTTGATCGGGTTGAACGAAAGCGTAATCTGCCCGTGTATCCGCTTGCCTCGCAGACGTATGTCAAGCTGGTTAAAGTCGGCTTCCGCAATCTCGCTTGCCTCCTCAATCCATATATCGGTGAGTTCGCCCTTGGGAAATGTCACCGACTTAATCTTTTCGGGGTCGTCCAGTCCCTTGAAAATACAGGCGTTGCCGGTCAGCCTGCATACAATCTTAAGGTCGGTAACGTCAAACAGGCTATGCAACCCCCAGCCGTTAATGACCTGCTGCAGCAGTGCAAACGTAGACGTTCGGTTTGTGTCGCCAACCTTGCGGACCACAAGCACATTGCACAGCGGCTTGCTCATCATGCGTACAACCAGCCGTTGTGCTGCAAATACAGACTTACCAGAGCCAGCGCCGCCATATAACACAATGTATCGGTGCTCATCATCCGAGAGCAGCGGCAGATACGCCGCGTTAAACGCCCTCTTGGGAATGTTCACTTGCACCCGCCGCACCTCCTAATTGTACAAAATGCGTATTTTGCATAATAAGCAACGTCGTCCGTCTCACTCCCCGGTATTTACCCCGAGTTTTCCGGCACTCAGCCCCACAAAAACCCTTGATTTTGCAAGTCATGAAAGTCAATCCTGCATATCAGGGTAAAAAAACAGACCTGCACCGCTGTTACGCGGCTGCAAGTCATCAATCTGTATCCGTCATATCGTCATCATCCAGCAGCTTAACCGTGATCGTCTGCGCTCCTACGATTTCCCGACGTTCGATAAACGCGCCGATACTCCGTGCGCGCAGCTCAGACGCTTTGAGACGGTCTTTTATATCTGCCTTATCATTACGCATGGTATCGCTCCAAAACTCGTTAATCTCCGCCATATCCGCCACACGGTCACGATCCAACAGTTCATCGCGGTCTGCGATGTATTTACTAAGTTTTACCACGTTCTGCGAACCTATCACGTCGGAGTTATTGCCCCTGTAACCGGCAAGCCGTGCCGCCTCTGCTGCTGTCTTGCCTTGCTTGTAATAATCAATCCATGCCCGCTGTTTTGCGGTCAGCTTGTCCATACTCTCACCCCTTACTATATATAGACACAAAAAAGCCGCCCCGGTTGCTTGGAGCGGCTTTTGTCTGCCTACAATATGTTACTTGTCCATGTCCGCCGTTATCAGCTTATAGACGTAGCTGTTCAGGCTCTCGCCCTTGCTGGCTGCATACTCCTTAATGCGTTCGCGTTCTCCCTTGGGTACTACGATATTAAGCCGATCGTATGCTTTCGCGTTATACTTATTACTCGCCCGTGTTCGTGCGTTTGGGTCAACTGCCATGGTATCACCTCCCTATTATAGTGTACCACAGCCGTTATCATTGCTCAATTATACAATTCCGCCAAATATCATTACTCAATTATGTTTACTTTGCCCATTGTTTATCATTGCTCAATGATATATACTGTAATCACAGCAAAGGAAAACACCAAACACCGAAAACAAAATGGAGGTACACATTATGTTTAACAATATTAACTCTCTCGACGAACTCCGCAAGGCATACCGCGCCGCAGCATTTGCCGCACATCCGGATCACGGCGGCAGCACCGAAGCAATGCAGGAAGTCAACGCAGCATATGAAAAGCGTTTTGAAATCCTCAAGGCTGAGCAGAACCGCAAAGCCGACGCAGACCCGACCGGCAAGACCCGCCGCGTTGAAGAGATGCCGGAAGAGTTCCGCGCGGTGATCGAGAAGCTCCTCAGCATCAAGGACATCATCATTGAGCTGTGCGGCTCCTGGGTTTGGGTATCCGGTGAGACCCGCGAGCACAAGGACGAGATCAAAGCGGCTGGCTGCTTCTGGGCAAAGAAAAAGGGCATGTGGTACTGGCGTTGCGCTAAGGACGCGCACCACGGCAAGAGCCACGCAAGCATGGCCGATATCCGCCGCAAGTACGGCAGCGAGCGCATCACCTCGGACGGTCACCGCGCCGACGCTCTCCCGGCATAAAGGAGGGCGTCGCCATGATCGACTACGGACCACGCGGAGAGCGTCAAGACAACTTTTACATCTACATGCGATCCCCTGCAAAACGCACCAGCCTTGCGGACCTGCTCCAGAGCGACAAGCACGCCGCCGAGGACGTCGCCCGACTGCAACGCATGATCGAGGACTTGCAGCAGTACCGGCGCGATATGGCCGAGCGTGCCGCCTATCTGATCAGCACGCAGCCGACCCGATCCGCCGAGCTCAAGCGCCGCCGCGATGCATGGGAAAAGAAAGTGTACTACTACTTTACCGAGTGGGACACCTACCCGGACGGCACACGGCAGCGCGTCAGCGTTAAGACCTACGACGGCACCGACCGCCACAAAGCCATAGCAGACGCAAACGAGTATCAGCGCACCCATACCGGCATAGCCGTAACCGTTGACATTGCCAAAGGCAAGTTTGAGCACTAACCTAACCACCCGCCCCGGAGGTAACGAGGGCAGAAAGGAAAACCATCATGACTAAGCTAATCGCCATTATCGCCGCCCTGCTGCAGATCGTACCGGCCACCCGCACCATCTCCGGCGAGGTGTACCGCATCGACTACCCGACCGGCACGCAGGACGCGCCTATTGTTACCATCGTCACCGAGGACGGCAACGAGTGGATCACAGATGACTACATCGCACCGCGTCACACACCGCTTGAGATCACATTCAGCACCAACAGCACCGAGGACGTAACCGACGACGAGATCATTTCCATCGCATCCATCTGGACGCGTTAAGCATGGGAGCCTCACCGCTCCCTCTCATTCTCCCGCCCGGCTCACGCACCCGCGGCGGAGCATTTTCTAAATAGCATGACAAACCCCGCTCACCAAAGCCATAAGGTGAGCGGGGTTTACCATTATACGACTGTTTCGGTTTTGCAGGACTCGCACCTGCTTTCAGCACTATGCAAACCGGTATACCTCCACAGGGAGGTATGAACGCTTTCGTTGCGCCTGAACGCCGGGCTTTTACCGGTGATCTCTCAGCTGTCCAGAACGGTTGTATGAAATCCAGAGAGGTAATAACCTCACTTTCGCAAGTTTACTTGTGTTCCCGTCCTGATGATTAGGTATGCTTACAAGAGATAAGCAGCTGGTGCTCTTTCGCGGCGTGTACTTAGCCGCCCGAAAGCGCCGTATCGGCTTTGTAACTTTGTACCGGTTGTTTTGCTCTCGGCTCTCAAAGTCCGTTTGAGTGCTTATCCGGTGAGCACTCGCCCTCTCGATATAGGCTGTTCGGCGTCTCTGTCCGTCGTGTCACGCGTCTCTATCGGTGCGTAATCCGGCTGATTCCCTTTTTAGGTTACAGCGGGGAGCGACCCCGGTTGCGGCGTGCCTGCAAGCACCCGCTGAACTCTGCAAAGCTGTTGCAGCAGCTCCGCATACGTTCGGAAACAGATTGTCCGTCTTTCCGGACTGCCAGAATCATCATCGCCCAGTAAAGGCGTTTACCCGTCCGACCTCATGCAGTCATCCGGGCATATCGGCGTGCCGCGCAAATGACACGCCAACGATAGAAAGGATAATCAATGCCTTCGTTCCGCGAAAGGCGTTTTGCTCCTCTGCCCTCATGCAGACTTTGGAGCAGGTCAGCGGCAGGTCTCCCCACCGCTTAAAACGGGACTTTAGGTAAAAATGGAGGAACGAAACTCCGTGATTCTGCTCTTACGAGCTTTTATCACAATACTATTATAACACCAGTTTTTGTGGTATAGTGTGGTAAGTTTTCCACAGATTCATGCACAATCTGTTAATAACTTCTCCACTTCCCGTAGGGCGCGAACGTGCATCCGTCCGCGCACATGATCCTCGTTGTAGTGTATCTTTTCGGCGGTCTCTCTCCACGTTCTACCATTCACGTAATGTTCGATCAGCAGCGCCCGCAGCGCCGCATCCTGCACCTTAGCCGTTGTGCTGATAATCTCAGCCTTAATCAGTGCAAGCCGTTCCTGCTCTCTCTGTATCTTCTCGGACAGGGCAAGATACGCATCCGCCTTGTTTGCGGTCACGTCACCGCCGCCGCCCGGTGTGTCCTTGATCGTCGCCGTTGCACTTGTCGCCCGCGTCCATGCCCTTACTCGTGCTTCTTCCAGTGCAGAGATTGACTTTTCAAGGTCAATCCCTCGTCTGAGCCATTCTTTAGTCGTCGTGTGCCACTACCTCCTCCATGCCGCGCTGTGTATATCGCCTACGACGGCTTATTCTCGCCGCCTTGCGGACGCAACCCACACCCGGTTCACATCCGCGCGATTTCCCCGTGTCTATCAAATAATGACACGCCCATAGCTTAGAGCCTTGGCTTGTACCCAGTACCCGCCAGTATGCGCACCCAGCGCATTCGCTTTTCTTTTTCATGCTAATGCTATTCCATTCTCCCGCAGTTCTTCAATCAGATCGTCGATTTTAACGTATTTTCGGGCGATACTGTCTGCGAGGTAGTTTGTTTCGTCCCATATCCGCCGTAATCGGTCATAGTCGTACCCTTCTTTATCCCGTAGAACGCTAAACATAATTGCCCATGTAGACGCAACCGCCGTGTTCGTTGCGTCGCGTTTGGCTTTTTCTATGTCGCCCTGCGTCGCCGGTATTCGGTATGGGTTGACTTTCTTTTTCTTCGCCATTTCCGTACCTCCAATTTTCATACCGCCGCATCTCGTCCAGATACCGCCGCATCTCCGCGCTGTATCGCCTCACTCGTCCATCAACAGCTTCGGGAGTCCGTATTTATTGAGCATCTCCATTTGGTGTTCCTGCTTTAAATCGTTTTTTAGACTTTCCAGCATATTTTCGCACATCTGGATGCAATCATATAATTCCTGCGTCCGTGTCATGCCGTGCCCTGGTTTGAGCGTTAGCTCTGTTCCCGTCAGCAGGTTTGTGCTTGTAACGTTCATTCGCTTTCTTCCTTCTCCATCCGCTCCAACATATCAAGGTATTTCTGTGCCATCGCCGCCACCTGTATAGCCTCGCAAGCGGCGGCGATAGCGCGCTCTTTAATCTTTGTTGCAAAGCGGGGGTGCGGCTGCATATTGTACCGAACACGTTCCCACAAAATATTGAGTGCTTCTTCCACATCATCCGTTTCCTGCCGGAGTTCTTCGGCTTCCTCGCGGATAACCGCCCATCCCTCATGTGAGCTATGGAACTGTGGGAATCGCTCATTTGCAGCTTCCAGCTCCTTTTCCACGAGTTTTTCAACATCTTCACTCACTGCGTTCATCGTTTTCCTCCTGCGTAAACGCCGCTCCGCAATTTGCGCAGAATCGCGGCTGTCGATACCTTTCGTTCATCGTCATCATCGTATCCGCACTGCAAGATATACACTTGTAAACCTCGGTGTACCATTCCTCCACGCCCATCTTGATGTACTTAACCGTCATGCAAATCCTCCTAACGCTGCTCTAAGCAGCATAATCGCCAGTGCTGCTAACGTGCAGCCTGTAAATACCAACAACATTCCGATCAATACGCGGAACGCAATTTCTTCAAAATCCACCGTATCACCTCAAACACAAATCATCGGCGGGTGCGGAATCTCCGTATCTACCGGTTTCCATAGGTGCAGGCAGTACGGATGGTTGTTTATATACTCCGACTTAGGTGGATGGAACTGCATAACGCGCTCGTCCTCGCCGAAAAACATGTCCTTAATCGCACACATCTCGTCCCACGTCGGGCAGCACTTGCGCTGTGCAGAGCCGGGCGAAACGCTAACGTGCTCCCAACCCATGCCATTGCTTGCGATCACTCGGAACGACTTGCCGCCGACATACACCTTAAACACACCGTTTCCGCTGTCGCCGGTGCATCCATAAAACTCGCGTTCTCTGTCTTTCAGCCGGAACTTGTCCAGCTCGTGCAGGTCAATCATTCTGTACACCTCCATAGTGTTCAACAATGTACTGGTTCGCCGTGGTCTGCGGCGCGGTTTTCCATGCAATATAAGTTGGTATGCCGTTAGACAGCAGCACTAGTGCAAGCAAGCAGGGAAAGGCGAATAGCGCTGCAAATATAGGTTCATAGGTAAACGCAATTACCACAAAGATAATTGCTATAACAGCAAACGCCACTCCGCAAACGACCCCAAACAATGCCATCTCAGTCTGATGCTTGCAAACTTCCTGCACCAGCGTTTCCGGCGTAACGCCCATCTGGGCGGCGATTTCAGCAATGGTCATTGTGGTAATCCTCAATCACATCAATGCCGTATGCAATAGCGCACTCGTTCTCGATTCTGCATCCGCGGTACTTATCCCAGTCCTTCGCGAAATAAGCGACGTCAGCCGTAGACAGTAGTTCCAGTGACTTAGCCAGATACCAAAGCGGACGCGCGTCATGTGGCGCGCTCCGGAAGAACGAATCAATCACTTCCACCGGCTCACCAAGTTCACGCTCTGCGGATTCGATAGCTTTTGCGCGGACTGCGAGAATTTCCTCATCTGTCTTGTCCTTCATAGGCTGAGAAATAAATAACTTTTTCATTCTTCTACCCTCTCATACGTCTTTTCAAAAATATCCGGCTTGCAGGGGTAAAACTCGCCGTTTACACCCTTGATGATGTAGTCGCCGATAGTGGCGTACATCATGCCCTCAAGAGTGCTTATCATCAAATCGTAATTAAGAATCACACCATCTGCACGCTGCTTGCGAGCAGTAAAAATTGCTTTGTTTCCACAGAAATTCGCAATTCCTTCGCGGTTCTTACCCGTCCAACGGACGGCCTCAATCTCCACGGGTTTCTTTCTGTACTTCATTCCGTTACCCCCTCGCACTCCGCCCCGCAAGCCGCATAGCCTGCAAGATCAATCCAACTGTCAGCCTTTCCGCCGCCTGCTGCAATGCGTGCAATCTTGAGCAGCGCCATCATTGCAGCAACGTCCTTTGCCTCTACGCGCACGTTCACGCCCCTTGTGCAGGCTTTATTAAGATACGCCTCCCACAGTTCCGCAATCGTCTTAAAGTTATCCTCCGGTGTGCCGTAGTCCGTCTCGCGCTGTCCGCATACGCACTTCTCCGCCGCGTGCAGGATGTCCGCACGGGTCAGCCTGCGCTTTACGTCCTCGCTGTTTTCCTCGACTACCTCGCGGATGTCGGGGGTATTGTCCGTATGACTGGCAGCGTGGCATAAAGCATAAGCATCTTCGACAGTCAAGCGGAGACCAAAGTCTATTTCTCCCTTGTCCTCGGCATCGCAAGCCATCTGTTCAATCGTGTTCAGTAGAATACTCATTTTGCGTTCGTTATTCATGATTACTCCTTTTCCGGTGTCCGGCTTATCCTCGATCACCTCATAGCCTAATAAGCGAGCAACTTCTTTGGGATGCAACTGCGCGTATGCTAAGCAATCACCAGTTTTCCCGTACAGCTTGCATCCGTAACAGTACTTAAGTCCGTTGCAGTAATCATATACGGCAACGACCATATTGGCGTACACCTTCCCTTCTTTCTTAAACTTCATCGTCTTCCTCCTGTGTCATTCTCTCAACGGCTTTCTTCACGCCTGCCATAATCAAGCACCACTCACCCACCGTTAAATACGCAGCTATATCGCGCACCGCTGTAACAGCGTCACGCGCCATTTTCGGTTCAATCGGCTTGTCCATGTCGGCTTTGGTGATTTCACGCATTGTCCGCCCTCCTGTTCCACGCTTCAATCACTTTTTCAACAGCACTGGTTTTGTAACATTCACTGTCTACCAAAATCTTTGAAGAAGCGCGACATTTAGTACAAAGCACTCTTACGCCGTCATTTACAAACAACCTCGCTTCTCCACCACAGAAAGGACAAGATTTAAGTTCAATCATTGTCTGCACCTCCGTCCATACGTGCGCCACAAAACATGCAAAATCTCATTACGTCTGCCCCGCTCAAACCCCTCCATTCCGTTTCATGGCAAGCGGAGCACTCCCATTCGTAATCGCCGCAGACATAGCCACGCTTAATCCACTTTCCATGCACCACCGGCACAACGTCGGTGGCAGGAACGCTCTCGATAATCTCTCTGAGATAATCCGATTCACAGCTGTCGGCATCGTTTGCGATTAAAGTGTAATCGGCTTTCTCTATCGCCTTAATTGCGGCTTCACGCTTAATATACTCAGCCATTCCGTTTCCTCCTCAACGCAATCATCAAATTGCAATACAAAATTCCGGTCTTGGTAATGCGAGGGTGACTCGACCACCATTTATTCTGCGCCATGCGCACGCTTGCGGCGCGGGTGATTGGATACAGGTTCTCCGGCACAAAATTCTGCGTGTTCCCGTCCAGAAAGCAGATCATATGCCCTGCCGGAACTGCGCCGTGCTTATCTGTCCAGACCTTTTCCTGCAGCGGCATCCAATACGGTCTTGCGTAGCCGGAAATATGTGCGTCCACCGGCACTTCGCGCACCTTGATGTACGTTCCCGTCTGGCTTCGTCGCACCGTTCCTACTGGCAGCGCCCTTGGCTGACCGTGCTTTGCAAACCGTCCGGCGTTTTTCCCTGTCTGGATATGCAGACACTTTGTGCATTTCTCACGCACACGTTCCATCTTGCGTTCCGTCCCGAACTTCTCGTTCAGCCGCCGGGTGAGGTCTGCGTAACTGTCGCAGACCCCGATATGCTCCCGCAGGAATGCTTCTTCTTCCGGCGTGTATCTCATCGAATCATTTTTTCGATGTTGCTGTTTACCAGTTTACCTTCGCCCATCAGCTTCTCGGCACGCAGCACAATGTCCGCATTGTTGATCATCTGCTTTGCCAGGCTTGCAATGGTCTGCGAAATTTCGGTTTCTTCCTTGCGCTGTGCAATATCCATATCCGGATTTTCCGCAATCTCAATGCGGCGGCCGAGTACGGCCTGTAATTCAACTAATGTCATTATTCTGTTCCTCCCATTCCTCGCATCTGCTTTCCGCGTCCATAAAATCCGCTCTGTACTCGCCGCCACCGTTGCAGCAGACACCCTCAAATGCTGCATACCATCGGCAGGTTTTGCAGGTGTTCACTCTCCAAACCTCCGTTTCGTGACCGCAATCGGAAACTCTTCGATCTCGCTTGCCCACAGGCACGCTTACCCGCAATGCTCAAATCCTGACACGGCGAACCGCCGATAATGCAGTCCACCCACGGTGCTGTGTGTCCGTCTATTTTGGTAATGTCACCGAGGTGTCTCATACGCCCCACTGCGGCGTTCAAAATTTCATCACCGACCATCCTCATCCGCTCCCAAAATCTCAACCACAATCCTCGGATTTTTTGAATCTACATAAAAGTGGTCTTCAAACCCCGCGATGTTTTTCCAACCGTCATTCTTGAGATACCGCGCCTTAACAAGCGCATCCTGAATAACCTTGCGCCCGAACGCGCAAATATTATCCTTATCCCTCCGCCGGTCTTTCTCGTACCAGCGATAAATCATGTACACCGGTTCTTCAAACTCCACGTTTCCGAGCTGTCTTGCCGCGTGCATCACAACGGTTTCGCACTGCTTTTTCAGCCGCGCCCCCTCCTGCCGGTGTCGTCTCTCCGCCTCGATCAACTCATTCAGTCCCGGCAGCGGGCCTTTGATTACAAATTTCAACTGTACCTCCAGTCTGCAGCCGAGAACTTACCGCTTGCAAGGTGCATCATCATGTCGATCTCACCTGTTCCCGCGTGCCTGTTCTTTGCTACGTTTACCTTTACCTGTACGCTCTCAGCTTTCTCGTCCTCGTCGTACATATCCGGCCGGTGCAGCAGAATCACACTGTCCGCGTCCTGTTCGATTGCACCGCTGTCTCTCAGGTCTGACAGCATCGGTTTTTTGTCCGCTCTGGTCTCCGTCCCGCGGTTGAGCTGTGCCAGACATAGCACCGGCACGCCGAGCGTCCGCGCAAGCACTTTCAGTTCACCAGAAATCTCAGTAATCTGTTCGTACCGACTCCGCAGCCGCATATTCGGCTTAATCAGCTGTAAGTAGTCGATGACCACAAGCCGCAGGTTTTTCACCTTGCGCGCCATCGTCCGTATTTCGCTTACACCGCAGCGTAACGTCTTGTTTAAGTACAGTGGGACATTTATCAAACTGTGTCCCGCACGGCTTGCAGCGGCAATCTCATCGTCCGTAGCACCGCCTAGCAGCAGCTTGCTTGCCGGAACTTTGCAAATACGACTGACCCGTCGTGCGGTCAGTTGCACCGAATCCATTTCCAGTGAGATAAACAGCACACCGCCCTGCTTTGCTACGTTGTCCGCAATCTGCAAGCTGATTGCCGTCTTGCCGCAGCCGGGTCTTGCCGCCAGTACATACAGTCCGCAGTTGAGCATACCGCCGCCGAGAATCCGGTCTAAGTCCTCAAATCCGGTCTGTACGGAAACCGCGCCGCTGTCCAGCCTGTCCCAAAATTCCAGTGCAGCGTTCTCGCCGCTGATCAGCTCGCCTTCCGCGTGCTCTGCCAGCTTTGCAAGCTGCTGTGTCATTCCGTCTATCACCTCGGACGGGTCCGCATTTGCAATAATATCCGCGTCCGCCGTACTCAGTACCTCGCGGATACCGCGCCGCAGTGCAGCCTTGCGTACCTCTGCGATATGCGGTTCAAGGTCTGCGTTCCCGCTCGGTGCGATCTCCATCAACTCGTAAAAGTACGAGCGTACCACGCCGCTTTCGTTTGCCGCCTTTGCCGGGTCTACGTCCTCGCCTCGGTTGTCGATCCGCTGCATCGCCTCAAAGATTTCACGGTTCGCTTCCACCGTGAAGTCCTCCGGCTTTAATTCTTCCAGTAATCGCCGTGCCGTCTGCGGGTTTGTAATCGCCGCACCGATCAGCAGGTTTTCGCTGGTGATGATATCAGTCATACACCTTCACTCCGTTCACCATCCGGTACTTTGGTTTTTCCGGTCTGGTCTCCGTGATTCTGTCCCAAATAATCCCGCGCCAGTTGTTTGCCATGCTCAGCCGGATAACCTCGGCTACCGCCTGTTCTCCATGCCGCTTTACGCGGTTTTCAATCTCGGTCAGCAGAGACTTCAAGCCGGTTGACTTGTACGCCTCTCTGCGTTCCTTTTTGTAGTTCAGCCAGTCCCGCACCGCAGATCGTACCGGTTCGTTAAAACGTTCCGTCTGGTCGGGTTCCTTCGCTTTGTCCGCTTTCGGCTTCGCCGGTGCTTCCTCCCGCTCGCAAGCCTGATAATCGTCATACTTTGCAACCGTAACGATGGTGTAATGCCGGTTGGTCTTTACCGTAATCTCACCGGTGCTTTTCAGCTTGTCAAGCGCCGTCCGCACCTGCTTCACAGTAAGCCCGCTTTCCGCCGAGAGTGCCGCATAGCTGGTCACGAACGCGCCTCTGGGTATCTCTATGTCCTTCCATGCGCAAGCCTTGTAATTGGCTCTCAGCAGGACGTGGAGCCATAGCTTGCAGGTGGGGAGGTCTGTATACCATCCCCACTCCGTAAGTGCACGGTGCAGTTTAATGTGCCCGTTCATTTCCCATCACCTCAGAACGGAACGTCCGAATCCTCCTCCGGCGTATCCGCAAAATCGCTGTTCTCCTTTGGCTTTCCCTTGCTCTTGCCGCCACAGAAGTCGATGCTTTCGCACTGCACCTCCCACGAGCGGCGCTTATTGCCGTTCGTGTCCTGCCAGTCACGGCTTTCCAAACGGCCGGAAACGATGCACATATCGCCCTTATGGAACCATGTGCTTGCGTGCTCTGCCAGCTTGCCCCACAATACGATAGAGCAAAAGTCGCTCTGATATTCCCCGTTGTTATTCTTTCGGCTGCGTTGTACTGCGAGCGTTCCGCCTGACACAGCAGTACCCGACTGCGTGTGCCGCAATTCGAGATCATCAGTCAATCTGCCTTGTAAAATAATCTTGTTAAGCACTTGTATTCCTCCATTTGTTGTAATTTTTCAAATTGTTGTGAAGTTTTGCATGCTCTGCCCTTGTCAGTACAGCAATGTTTTCCGGATTGTTGTTTGTTTTATTTCCGTCAATGTGATGCACAATATCAGAAGATTTTAGCTTTCTTCCGTATTTCTGCTCAGCAACAAGTCTGTGTTCCAGAACAAAACCATGTTTATCCGCCAAATGGCTGTCCGGCCGATATATGAGAATGTATCCGCCCGAATGTTTCTTCCTTCCTCCTGACCAGTGATAATTTTTATCCCCGGACATCGCATCTCTCAGCTTCTGTTTGGTTTCGTCTGACATCTTGCGTCCATATGACGGACACAAGCTCCCCGTTTTCCCGATGTTCGGATGTTTATGATTTTTCCACAGAAACTTCACGCTCTCAATTCTCGTGGGAACACGCATGCCTGCTTTTTTCATCTCTCTTGAGAGCTTTTTTCGTTCAATTCCGATCTCGTCCTCAAGCATTCGCAAGCTCGCGCCTTCTGCAATTCGGGTTTCGATGTATTCCCGATATTTTTCTAAATCAACTTTCATCTCCCTGTCTCCTTGGTATACTTCTGGTTTTCCTCGTCCCACATTGGATAGAGGCTTTGCAGGTACTCCCGCATTTCCCGCTTGATTTCCTTTCCGTCACCCTGATCCATTTCCCGGTGACACTCCGGGCACAGCATCACAAGGTTTGTCGTGATACCCATGCCGCCGCGTGCTCTCGATACAAAATGGCACGCTTGCAGAACTCCGCCTTTCCCGCAGTGGCGGCAAATGCCGCCGTCCCTCTCCCAGCATTCGCGCCATACCGCCGGACTGATGCCGGTAAACTTGGTCTGCCGTCTCATTCTTCCATGTCCTTTCTCGCCGCGCGTTCCAACCTGCGCTTTGCCCTTCGTCTGTAGTCTTTCTTCATCTTCGCCCATCCGCTGTGATTTCGTGCCCAGCAGGCGAAGCGATAGCCTATTTTCCAGTCCGCTGGTACAAAGCGTTTGTATGTCGTAAACCTCATACGCAGCGTTCCTTTCTTCCGGTCTCCCACTCGTCTTTCAACTCGCTTAACAGGCTTGGTGACGCGGTTTCCACTCCGGCGTTTTTGCAATCCTGAATGCAGTTGTCAATCAACTGGGACATTTGCCTCTTGTCAAAATCGCTTGAACCATAATACGCAAGCACTGTTGTGCAACCGTTGATTTTCGATGCTCTGGTTTCAATAAATCTTCCAATATGGTTGCTCGTCCACTTTTGACCGAAACTCGCTACTGCCTGTATCTGCATACACAGTACTTCATAGTTGCCAATGTCTTTGATATGTCGTCTGTAAATGCACTCCGGTGGTTCACCCATGGCCTTAGCCAGTTTTCCGCACAGCGCCCAGTACATCGCATTTGCGTCAAGGTCTCGTCTTTCCTGCTTAGGCGCGATCTTGGCGGTATACACCTTACCATCTTTGAGTTTTTCGCACTCAACTCGTGCCATAGGTGCATTGCTGATGTGAAGACACAACCAATTTCCGAGATCGTTGTGTATTACCTGCGCATGATCAAACTCATGCGTCATGGCATAGCCTCCATTGCCTTCTGATGGTCTTTATCGTCCATCTTCTTGTTCAGCTCTACCATCAATGCGCCGAAATCATTCATTTTCAGTTTCGGAAGATCATCCAGCGGAAAACCGATGGTTTCTTCAAACTGCTTTTTCGTGGTTGCGCCCAGCGCTTTTGCAATCTTCTTAATGGTGGTTGTTTCCACCTCACCAATCACATCTTCTGGCGGCTTTTGCAGCGCCAGCTCCCGCTCGATTTTTTTAAGCGCAAAATGATATTCGTCATACGTTACCTCGGACGTAGTACGGCAGCCGGTAAGTCGCATAAGGTGTTCTTGTGCCTTGTCATTGCCGTAGACCTGTTGCAGCCTGTGCGCAAACGCCTGACAATCGCGTTTAATCAGCTTATCCGTACCTGCCCGCTCGGCTTCTCCAGAATACTTAGTCTGATCTTCTCGCACGCTGTCATCGTTCCAGTATACATCTGCGCCAACGCCGAGCATCTTTGCGGCAACTGAGATAGCGTCAGTATATGCCATCTTCCAGCATTCGTCTGATACCTGTGGGCCGTTTCTGGTCTGAGAAACAAACTGACTGCCGCCAGTGCCCGGAATAGCGTCCGACCATTCGCCGTCCGCTTTGATAAACAGATTGATATTGCAGAATGCACACACAACGCCGTCATGCGTTTCAAGCCACTGTTTGACAATCTCGGTTTTCCAGCCCATGCCGCACGGCCCGAATTGCTCCGTCAGCGCCTTAATGCGCCACACGGGGTTAATGTCGGTGAATCCTTTCAGTTTTCCGGCCTGAATTTCCTTTTTCGCTGTCTCCGGCACTGTGCGCAGCGCATTATACAGCGTCAGATTGTCACTCATTCTTCATCCTCCTGCTCAAAGTCATAAACCGCCATTCTCAAATCATCGAGAAAGTTCTTGATCTCCTGCGGAAACAAATCCGTGTAATCCTCCAGATACAATCCAATAGCAGTCTCGGCTTCCCGCATATCCTGCAACCGGTTAAGTCGCTCCTGATCTGCCCTCTCCGGTGGCTCTAACGCCCGCTCGGGGCATCCTGTAATTGCATCACGCATTGCGCAGCGCCTCCAAAACGTCCTCATCACACATGATTTCCGTTTTCCCGTCTTTCGTTCTCACCCATAGACCATCACCTGTGCGGGTGTAATATTCCTTCGCTCCGGTAATCATTCCACCCTCGATGTTCATCAGCCAAACCGAAGCGGTACATCCCCGCGTAGAAACATTCATGCCAATGCTTGCAACCACTTCGCTACCCTGCTTTCCAAGAACCAGATCAAGCAGGCTGTGGAACAGCTTCTTGTCTTTTGCCATTGCGTTTTCCTCCGTTCGGTGCTATAATCACCGTGTAATGTTTTGCATGCCGCTGATTGGGTATCCTACCACCCGTCAGCGGCTTTTCTCATGCCTGTTCCGGGATTTCCAGTTTTCCGGTGATCGGTGCAAAGCACTGCGGGTATGTGTTGCCACAGCCGTCCGACCAAAACAGGAACATCCAGCCCATCCGGTTTACCGTCCAGTGCTTGAATCCTTGCTTCTCAACGTATTCCTGCTGTGCTTTCAGCGATTCGCGGGAGCAAATATCGTCCGGCTGAAAATCCAAACCGCCCTTGCGTCGTGGTGCAAACCGCATCACCCGCTCGGTATCAAACGCCGAGCCGTTAATTTTTACTACCATGCTTGTCCTCCGTTCTCATGCTGATCGTCTTTGCGCTCTCGCGCATCTGCAAGCCGTACTTAGCAGCGTTCATCGCCTTGCCGATGACCCGTGTCTGCATCGCCTTAACCGTCAGCGTTTTCTTTCTGCTGTTTGTCATGTCCGTATCATATCCTCTCCCGCGCCAGAATCGACGTTGTTCGCTTTTCTTCACGTCATGTGTGTAATTTCATGCCCGCAGTTCAAAATCGATTGTGGCGCATTCTCGCGTAACGTTCATGCTTCTGCTGTTCATAGGCACACAGCAACATGCTTGCCCTTGCGGCTACAAATCCGACTGCCAGCAGCGCCAACATGATAGCCGCGCCGGAAAACAAGTCGATTCTTCCGTTCTCGGTCATACCGCCGGAAACCAGCGTGCCGAGAAAGCAAAATCCTGCTAACCAGCCATAACGCTTGTACATTGGTTTCGTCCCCTTCCTCGCGTGCGCGTTATATACTCTCGAACGTTAGTGAGAGAGTATATATTCTTATATTCTTTCTCTTGTTGCCCTTTGTCTGCCCTTGGAGTGCCTTTTGTCTGCCCTTGGTCTGCCCTCAGACATTCCCGGCGCGCCGCTTTGCAATGTCACTTGCAACGTCTCCCAAATAGTAAACTACCCGTTTTTCACCGGGCACCCTCGGTGCACCGATAATCTTCTTTGCGGTCTCTCTATCGCTAAGACCGTACGCTTTCATGCACTGATTAAGCGTTAAAAGCACCGCTCCGGGATACATCTGCAGCAGATCGTTTTTCACTTCCTGCCGCAAGGCTTTATACGTTTGTTCCTCCAAATTTGCACCTCCGTTCTGTGTGCCCTTCACGCATCCTCGTCCGCTTGCCCGTCCTTTCCGCCCGTGATATACTGAGCGGGGAAAGGAGGTGTTAAAATGACCCGTCTGCAAAGTGAAATTCAGTCCTTCAAAAATCGTTACTCTGTTCATGGGGATGAGCCTGTAACGAAAACCGAACTTGCTGAATTTGCACGTCGGCTTGCCGATCTTCTTAACGAGTTGGCGCCCGCTGTCACTTCTCGATGGCGGGCGTTGCCTTTAGCACGCCCTCACGCGCCAGTGCATCGGAAAGCCGCTCTTTTGCGGCCAGATACTCCGCATACAGCCGTGCGATTTCGTTGTCCTCGTCCAGTCGGACGTACATATAGATTTCCTTCTCCATGTTCTCACCTCCGCTTATGCGCTCTCGTTGTCATTCTCCACGCCGAATGCCCCGTTGGTAATTTCATCGTCCGTGGCAAACAGGTAAGTGAACGGCTTCTTGAAATAGCGGCACAGTAGCTTGCATTCTTTCGGCGTAAACCGTCCGCTTTTCATTTTAGATTCATAGGCATTTCTGCTGATACCTAAGATATTACCCATATCATCAGATGTCAGACCGTGAAACGCTTTCATGCCCATCAAATTCGGATACATATTTGCACCTCCCTTCTCATTTGTTGGCGTTCCGCCAACCTATGATTACAGTTTATCAACAATACGCCAACTTGTCAAGGGATTTTTCAAAAAATGTTGACAGAACGCCAACTTAATGATATGCTGTACTCATAGGAGGTGAGCACATGGAATTCTACGAAGAACTGAAAGCTGCTCGCATTAAGGCCGGTTTAACCCAGCAGCAAATAGCCGACGAAATAGGCATTACAAAAAGTACCTATTGTGGATACGAAACTGCAAAGCGAAACCCTGACCCTCAGAGAATCAAACAGCTTGCAAAGGTTCTTCACATCTCTGCCGATACCTTGTTAGATACCGGCATAGAAAAAGAAAAAGCCCCCGCCTCGACCGCAGCCGAAGCGAGGGAGAACAACCAAGTAACCCGTGAAGATTTACTTGAAGTTTTGCAGAAACTTCACATCATTGAGAGCGGCAGTGCCGCGATCTCGGATGCCGACCTGCAATTCCTCATGCACATTATCGCGGTGATTGATGACTGGTTCAGCAATCGCGGATAACGTGTCCAAGATGAGGCGGGGATTTGAAAACGAATTGATGTAGTTTAACAGCTTGTCGATATTGTCCATTTGAATTTCCGCCTTTCGTTCTTTGGTTTTAGCATATTACCATTTTGAGGAAAATGCAATCAAAACCGTTCGTCAATTTACGCCCAAATTATACAGAACATTTGTTCGATTATCAAGGGCAATAAATTGACCAGCATAACCACTGTCCCATAACCCGGACAAATAAAAAATGCCCGCCGGTGACGCAACCACCAAACGGGCATTTATACAAGGGAAGCCTTGCACGCATATTTTACCATAAGTAAAGGAAGTGTGCAAGGTGACAGATGCTATGATAGGGCATATCTGCACATTCTTGTTTTATTTCGGACTGACATACTTCATCGGAATCGTCGCACACGGCGCAGCCGATGAAGTATGCAGCCAAACCAAAGAAGAAGAGCAGGCCCGCAGCAAAGCAGTTTCCAAACGTGCTTTGCAGATGGCGATATTCGTTGCTGTTGTCAGCACGATTATGAACGTACTTGAAGTGCAGGGCAACAACAAAAGCATCGAGGAAGCACAGCAGGAAGGCATTGAGCTGGTGCAGGAATATCCGCATGAATATATCGACGAGGACGTATTCCGGCAGTATGTTTCCGACAACATAGCGGATATAGAATCCGACTACAATCTTGTTTCGTTCGATGCGCTTTCGCAATACGCCGGAGATGAGCAAGCCATATACGACCAAGGCTGGCTCGATGCCTGCGACAACTACGGAATCGACACCGGCAGAGAAGATATCCCAGACTACGGATATTACGGTAAAATGTCCGAGCCAGACGAGCCCGCAAGCCCCACCGCCTACATCACACCATCCGGCAAGCGTTACCACCTGTCGCAGTCCTGCGCCGGAGAAAACGCAATCCAAACCACAATCGCAAAAGCAAGCGAAGAGGGCTACACGCCCTGTGCAAACTGTGCACAATAAAAATCCCGCCCCGGCGTTGACAGCACCGAAGCGGGAAGCGAGGGTAGAAACTTTGGAACGAAATCTACCCTCTTATTATACGACAAAATAGGAGGTTTTTCAACATGGATAAAAACAAAGATGGATATTTTCGTGAATCATTCACCTTTGAAGGAAAGCGTTACAACGTCCGTGCTAAAACCCAGCGCGATCTATGGCGCAAGGTGGAGGAGAAAAAGCGCCGTCTTGAATCCGGTATAGATATTACCAATGAGAACACAATCTGTGAAAAATGGTTTTATGACTATTTGGAAACCTACAGATGTCCAAAAGTGCAATCTAAAACATACATTTACTTAAAAGCAATGGTCAAAAATTATATCGCACCTGCGATTGGAAACAAGCGTCTAAAAGATGTAAAGCCTGCCGAATTGCAGCGAATACTAAACAGTGGTGCGGGTATGTCTAATTCTTTTGTTTCTAAACTGCGCAACCTCATAAGAAGCGCATTTCGGCAAGCGAGAATCGACCGCGTTATCATTTACGACCCTTCCGAGGCATTGGTCATGCCCGAAACTACAAGCGGAACGCACCGGGCGATTACCGCCGAGGAGCGTGAACACATTTTGAAAGTATGCAAAACGCATCGCGCCGGACCGTGGGTCATGTTTATGCTGTACACCGGCGCTCGACCAGCCGAAACGCGAAAAGCCCGTTGGGAGTATATAGATTTCAAACACAAAAGAATTATTCTTCATTCAGCCAAGACCGATTTCGGTGATCGTCCAGTTCCTCTCACCCCCGCACTTTTACCTTTCTTGCGCGGAGGCGAAGGATATATTTTTACTCAAGAAACCACCGGCAGGCCGCATTCGACAGCTTCGATGCAACGCATGTGGGCATCCTTTAAGCGAGCATTAGATATTGACATGGGAGCGCAAATGTACAGACATAGTATCATCCCTCAAACATCAAAGGTAGCGATTGATCTTACGCCGTACTGTTTTCGTCATACCTACGCAACCGATCTCCAAAGCGCAGGCGTGCCGATCAATGTAGCAAAGGATTTACTCGGCCATAAAAGTATCTCTATGACTGCAAAGGTCTACACCCATCTGTCCGATGAGGCGTTCAATGCCGCAGCAGAAAAGGTGTGCACGTTTGAAAAAGCTCGTCAGGAGAAAAAAGTTGTTGTATTGTGACACATTGCTCATTGTGTCACCTGATGTGTCACTTTCAAACCAGACCCCCAAAATCCTTAGATATATGGTATGTTTTAATGCTTAGTATATTGCCTGTATAACTATGCACGGAATACTGCGCGGCGCGGCTGAGCATCTCGCGCAGCTCCGCCGATGCGACCGCCTCAAGCGGGAGCGGCCGCTCTCCGACGGCGGTTCTCGCCGCAGGCGGCTGTCCCGCACGAAAGCGTAATTCCTCGATGTCCTCCGGCCTGTCCAGCCG